TCGGCTATTTCTCGAGGAGTTTTGCCGAAACCATACCACTTCTGTTGCTTAAACACATCTTTTAACGCATAAATAAACGCTGAATAATGCATTTTATCTACGCCGTTAATTTGAGATATGACACGTGGATCGTTAACAGTTTCATAAGCCTCACGCTTGACGAAATTCATTGCAACATCATTTGATTGACCATGTTGTGCTAAATCAAGGATTCTCCTCTGAGCGGGCCTGTTCTGTTTCTCATAAACTACTTCATTACCTACAGGCTGTAAAGTGTTCAGTCCAATGGACTTATAAAACATATCTATAAATTCATCCATACACAAAGAAACAAAAGAACTCATTACTAGAGGGGTTGTTTTCAATTTTGTAACCCTTTCTTCAACTGCGCGTTGATCATTGTTGATACAATCATCAGCAACAAACGCTCCGTTGACCAAGGGTTCCATAAATGCAACCATCCCGGGTTTTGCGTAATCGTCATACTGCTTCCCATCTGGGATCCATTGGTAACGCCTGACTGACGTTGATAGTAAGGACACTAAGGGTGCTTTACCCCTAGTTGTTAAGTGGTATTCAAGTAACACTTCTGAACCAACCGATGAATCAACCCCGGCTTGTTCCAACTTACTCTTAACAGTTGCTAAGGTAAGTTTGTGTCCTCCAATACCGAGAGCACGATAGGCAGATGATATAGCATCATCTACGCTCATCGGAATTAAAGAATTCGAATAACCACCAACTTTTCCTGTGCTAACAAACATACCTTTGTCAGTATTAATTCTTAACCGAGTGAATTCGCCTTGTACAACATTCAAACGCTCAAGTGGCTTTCCACTAATAGTGCGAGAAACGAGGAAACACTTCATCCAGCCGTTATACTGCCTCAATGGGGCAAGCAATACGACTTGATGATCCTCGTCCACACGCTTCCGTTCAATTGCATACATGCTAATCTTATTGGTTAAGCCAAACCAATTTTTCCTCTTGACCATAATGTGATCACCCGTCCAATTCCATAGCTTATGCTGGTAAAAACCACCGCCAGATACGGTGTATTCCACCTCACCACGTGAATTGAAAGTATATTTATACTCTCCATAATCACGGGCGACTTTACTTGGTTGCATAGTATACAATAAGTAAGGAACAAAATGTTTGGAAATGAACTTAGGCATATCCACATAATAGTCAACATCGACCATAGCAATAGCTTCGGGATCTTTTAATCCAATAACTGGTACTTGAACGTCTTTAACCCACAAGTGTCGTCGTGACACTTGCCGATTCTTACGTAAGTCAGCACTGGAACCTTGGTAGAAAGTTATTTTCTTTCCCCAAGTTGAAGCTATTCGGTCGATCATCAAGGAAGCTGTGGAGCGAGCTGCTGCTGATTCACCATGCGTATGATTTTTCTCTGCGCGCAGTGGCTCGACCTCCACATCCAAAAACACCGATTTCAACATAATCACTTCTGTGGTCATGTCGAAATCACACCAAACGCTCAACAACTGCGAAACGAATGTCTCAATACATTCTTCCCAGTCGGAGCAGGAATTTCTTCCCCTAGCATCATTTAAAACCATGATGCTAAATGCTTAATTTACTACTGCTAAG